TTAATGGATCAACCATGATTCGTTCCTTCCCGCCTTCTATGAGGCAGATGCGTTATTGCGATTAATCGGAAATACTGAGTCTGCCGCTGAACTGAATTGCCTGACTTCCTTCATATACATCCTCTGCTGGCATCCAATTTTTGTATGCATCGCTATCTGCCCCATACACTTTGGCACCTAGATACCCACGCCATCCCCACAGGTTCCAGCTTATAAATGGGAGTGGAATATAGGAATAGAACCGCAGGATGCTGGTGAAATAGGGAGGCTTGAACCAGTTGCCATCAGAACCGAGCGGATGCAATACATCCCCCCAACGCAGGGCAAGGGTCACGCCGAAGGATGACCGCTTCGGATTAGTAAGACCTTCATCGCAGGTAGTGATCTGGTGGACTTTCATGTCTTGATGCACTTCAGGACTCGCTTACCTGCAGCGAAGTTGCGCGTCCCTGAACCTGCTGATTGTGTGTTTTGGTATCCAGTGTTCGAGTCAGCATCCATCGCCGTCCCTAATCTTGTTGTGTTGGCTGGTGGGGTGATAGCCGCAAACGCGTGTGTGTGCGAAGGCATTTGTCCATCGGTACTTGCCCCCACAGTCCCCGCTGTTTGCACGGCAGCGTCACCAGCAGCGAAGTTCGGCACGTTGAATGTAGTCGAACCGTCACCAACACCCCACAAGGTAGAGATAGCTGTGAATAGTGCTGCGTAGGTCGTGCGAGATACTGCCGCCCCGTCACATGCCAAGTATCCCGATGGTGCTGCGCTTCCGCCGAAGTCGATAATTGTTCCAGTTGGCATTCCGGACGACGCTACCACCGCCGTCCCATCCTCCTTCACCGCAGACACGCGATACGTCGACGTCGTCTTGGCTTCGATGATCCAGCAATCGCCAGCAGCAGCAGTCAGGTTCGCGTTCCCGGCAATGTCGAACGTAGCGCCGTGAGTCAGCACCGTGGCGGCAATCGGGTAAAACTTCCGAACGGCCCCTGCTTGAGGTGCATTCGTGCAAGCGGTAATCGTTACTGCTGATCCAGTCCCGTCGAGAATATCCGGCGACGTGGTAGCGAAAAAGTCCATCGTAGTCGCGTGTTGCGTGATGTTGCCACGGGCAGAGTTGATGCCGCCGGTTAGGTTGCCGCCTGCCAGAGTCAGCGCCGTTCCCGTCACGCCGGCAGCAGGGAGGCCGGTCGCGTTTGCCAGACCCAAACTTGCCGGTGTGCCGGTGCAGTTCGTCAGGGTGCCAGAGGACGGCGTACCAAGCGCACCGCCGTTGATTACAGGCGCACCGGCAGTCCCTACATTCACAGCGAGTGCCGTAGCGATTCCGGTTCCCGGCGTTATGCCAGCCCATGTCGTCAGGTCGGCGTCGTAAGCCTGGACGGTTACGCCAATATCTGTCGCATCATGCTTGGTAGCAACCGCAACGGCGACAGCATCAAAATCAGCCCCAATCTCAGTACCCTTAACTAGCTTTGCCGGATTGCCTGTAAGTAGCGCATCCTTTGCTGCGTAGTCCGTGATTTTGATGTAGTCACTCATAGTCTGCTATCCTTTTGTAAAAATGTGGTACAATTCCATATCCACAACAGGAGGATATATGATTTTTTATGGAACGATAGGATCGCTTCATGCTACTTATGACACCGAATCTGGTGAGTTCATCAGCAAATCTAATAGGAGATTTGGCAAAAAGCTTGGCTGGATAAACGACTCTGGGTATGTGGTCATCTCCGTTGGGAATGGAGTAGCCCATAGAGCGCATCGACTTGCGTGGTATTTTGTTCATGGGCATCTCCCCGCTAATGATATTGACCATATCAATGGGGTTAGAACAGACAACAGGTTGTCCAATCTCAGGGAGGCGACTAGGGCAGAAAATATGCAGAACACGAAGACGCACCATAGAGATAACAAAGCCAAGCTCGCAGGTGTTTCCTGCGTTAAAGGTAAATACTGGTTTTCTCGTATTTGTCATCATGGCGTTATTTCTCATTTAGGCAGCTTTGATTCTCCAGAAAAAGCACATCAAGCATACTTGGACGCGAAGAAAAGGTTACATCCTTTTTATGCGAAGTAAGCCCCGTCCTTCGTAAATAAGTCAATCCGCTGAATTGCAATCTGATACCCACCTACTTGTGCTTCTAATCCAAACTGCAACACGCGCCCTGAACTGCTACCCTGAACCGACATCACGTTAATCGAAACATTCCCCGAATACTCCGAAATACCGTACTCGGCTGTACCATATTCAGCCGGACTGGACAGGCTGGAAAGTATCGAAGTCTGCGAGTGCTGTGCGCTATTGTAGTCATAACCCCATTTGAATACTACGGTCTGATTTGACAGCCCGATCAGGGTACACAAGACCTTTTTCAGAATCGAAGTTTGAATCGGATTTCCGAAGTCAATCCAAGTCGTGTAATACGACATCCGATATACAGAAGCGTCGTCGTAGTACCCGGTGTGGTCGCCGAGATACCCTGCGTTCCCCATGTACAACACACGGTCTTTTGTCTCATAGAACGACTTTGCTACCAGCGACCACATTGAAGTTCTCGCGGCTCCGTTCTCAAGAACCGAACGCATGTCGAAGCAATAGGTAGTCGCCGTTGCGGGGAGCGTCAGGAGATAAAAGTTGTTGGCTGCGCTATAGACGGCCTTGATGTTCGCTGTATTCTCAAGATCAACAGCGCTCATCAGATCAACATGCACGTTTTGGCTTAGTTTGCGGATAGGCGCGGATTTTTCCTGAATAGTCCTCAACAACGAACGAACGCCGCTGTCCGACAGAAACACAATATCTTCCCCGGCGTTCTGCACCGAGTCCCTGGCGATGCAACCGACACCGACAATCGAGTCCTGCAAGGTCATTGTTGAAGGTGTCCCAGCGCCTGAATAGATCAGGATTTGGAACCGACCCATGATGAACAGGAAATTGTTGTGCGCTGCGAGAGCCACAATCTCATCGCCACCGGACGGCCATACCTGACCTACGTTCAACGAGCCTGACGTTCCGCCCGTCCAGACGTGGGGGGATAGTAAGTCGCTGAACACAACTGTTTGCTTGTCCGTCGAAGTATCCGCAGCCCATACACGGCCATAGGCGCTAATCGCCTCGTTGCACTGATACACCATTCCAGCCGTTCCTGCTTTCTCGTTCAGCCTACGGAAAGTCGTAGTCGATACAACAGGGTCGTAAATCAGCGGGTCGTACCCACGCTGCCAGAACATCGCCACGCCGTTCAATTGGCAGAATTTCCAGTTGTTTGCGTTGATTGTAGGCGCTGCCCCACTGCCGCCATAGGTAAGCGTGACTAGCGTCGTTCCGCTCAACTTGAACAGGAACCCGCCACCAGCGCACAGGGTTGTTGCTGTGCCGTCATTTTGGATTAGTTCGCCGATGCAGGTGATATTGCTCGTGGACAAATCGGTGTTTGCCGTGCTTGCCCGTGTCCAGCCCTTGCGGGAAGCAACGCGCCCTGACTTGTCAATCACGCAGTTATTCGCTTCCAGCGCGAAACTTGCCGGAAGATCGACAGGCGAATCCGACAGGTTCAGCCCGTTGAAACCCGGCGCTGAGATCGAAAACGGCGTGATGTTATCAGCCATCAAACCGCCCCGAACGTATCGTATTCCATGAAACGCTCTTTTTCTAGAGAGATGTAATCGCTCAAAACCGACTTGTAAAGCCCGTAAGCCTCCCCGGAAGTCAATCCGCCATCTTCACCCCTCTCAACCAATGCACGAGCGTATGCGCCTGCTATGACCGGCTCAGAGGGTACGGTGATAACTGTGGCGTCTGCCGACAGTATTGCCTGCGGTACGGTCAGGTTGAACTTGAGCGAGAAGATGCCAGCAGGCGTCGGGTAGAGTTCAACCTTGCTGTCCGTACCGTCCGTGCCGCTCCATGCGTAGTAGCAGGGGAGGCCCGTCGTGACCGTGCTTAACTGCTGCTGATCGAGGATCCACTGAATCGGGACATTGCGAAGCGTGAGCTTGTTGGTCGTGTCGTTGACCGTGATATCCCGCTGACGAATGCCTGATCCGGTAACTGTGTAGGTGCTAGTTCCGGCTACCGTTGGAATGGTGATGGTTGTGGAGAGGCAGTCCCAATTCCATGCGTCTTCCACTTGTCTGCGGGAATCGTTGACGTAACGGCCAATCAGCGTTGAGTAGGCACTGGTCGTAACGCTGGCTACGCTGGATTCGCGTAGGCGGGAGAGGACTTCGTTAACACATTCCAAATACGTTGCCATTATTGGTTTGCTCCTGACATCATTCCTTGAATGTTACTTGCTCCACCAACAATCGGGGCCATCCTAGCTGTAGACATTGGCCTTGCAATAGCAGCACGTCTTGCCGCATCTTTTGAAAGCAATTCTCTCAACAAAGCCGGGTCAGCCAATACTTTAGCGGCTTCTCTTGTCACATCATCAACCGTTGATTTTGCGGTTTCTCGCGCAAGTTTGTTAGCCACAGCAACCCAAACATTAAGCAAGTTTGGCAGTTGGAATGCCCGTTCATCTCCGAGATTAGCTTTTGCCAACTTCTGCAATTCCTGAACTTCTCCAGTAATCTGTGAAGCATTACGAAGCCCAGAAATCTTGCTCATCTGTCCAAGATTAAACATATCAGACAATTGCTGGTTCGGCCTTCCAGTTGCCTGACGGATCAACCTCTCTTGAGCAGGAATAGCCTCAGTCGCCTTCAAGAAGGCTTCTGGCGATTGCTCCATCTTCTGCGACAGCGCGGTTCCAACTTTCATCTGATTCGCCGGAACAGACTGGAATGCAAAGATACGGTTTGCCTGCGCCCATTCAGGCGATTTCTCTGACAGCCATGCGCCTAGCGCATTCTTCGCTTCTCGTAGTTCGTAACCTAGAGTCTCGTCCGTAGATGCCGGAGACTTCATCAGGCGGTTGACTTCCTTTTCCATCAATCGGTACTGATTCTGCAATGACTTGATGGAGTATTTAGCGAACTGTTCAGGCATGTCCTCTTTGTACGGGGTCTGCTGCCAATCAGTGAAAACACCTTGATACACCGTCTTTGCAGGAGTATCCTTGCCAATCTGCGTAGCCCTTGGAACATTCCCTGCGCTTCGTTCTTCGATTCCAAGAGCGCGAGTGACAGCGGGACGATCCATAATTTCATTCAGTGCACGGTCGCCAGAAACTTCGCCTTGCGGGTATAGTTTCTGTGCTGTAGCTGTTCTTGCTGCTTTAACTTTCGCTAGTGCTATATCATCAGCAGACATACCAATCAGCGGATCAACCGGAGCATTCCTTCCGCCAGATAGCGTTCCCATCATTTCACGGGAAGCCCCTTGCTGTGCAGCAGCAATCGTGTTCAGATTCTCGCCTCCTGGCATCTTGGAAATTTCGCTCTCAAGCGCAGCAACCCTTGCTCCGACAGGAGCCTTTACTTGCTGTCCAATGCGGGCCTGACCAAGAGTTTGTGCAGTAGTCAGTGGTTGTCCTAGCTCAGAAATATCAACCCCCTTGGTACTGAGTATCTTCAGCACAGCGTCTTTTTCTGCTGGCTGAAGTTGATCGAGAACCATTTTTTGCCCGATGGAAGCGCGGCCTCCTTTGGATAGCGTTGCCCAAAGCGAATTTCCAACGTTCCTTGCTGCACCAGACATATTCGATACAACTTTTGCCAGCGCAGGGCTTCCGAGAGCAGCAGTAATACCTGCGCCGAACAATCCACCTTCCGCTGCATCGCCACCCTGGGCCGCAGACAAACCGGCCCCCGTCGCGCCACCGGCTGCAATATTCTTCAGGTACGTTGACGTTGCTTCAGCGACTTTCGGGATTGCCGGTGCGCGTGATGCGGCAGCAAATGCTCCTGAGCCTGCTGCTTGTGCAATTGGGTCAAGTAATCCTCCAGCAAGATAAGCGCCGCTACTCTTATCCGCTACGTCTTGGGCCAAGCTAGCCTCGCTACGCAACCACGGAGCATCAAGCATCTTCGCCGGGATGTCGAGAATCTTTCCGCCAAGTGCACCAGCACCAGCAACTATGTCGCCAACGATGTTCCTTGCAGTGCCACGTTCAGCGCGGATCATTGACTTTGTTGCACGTTGCTTTTGCTCTGCGATCTGTTCGGGCGATAAAGTCGGCTTTGACGGTACGGCGACTTCAGAGCGTAGCCGGCGAACTTCCTCAGCAAGCACACCGGCTGCTTCCGTGTCTCCGGCAGCATCAGCCTTCAGGAAGGCCGCTTCGACTTGAGCAAGATCAGCCATTATTTGTACTTCTCCAAAGCGGCATCAACAGCAGAACCAGTAGGCTTCCCGCCACTAATAGGCGCACCACCTTCTTGAGCAGCAGACTGGTCGACGGCCTTCTTCCAGTTGCCGTAGTGCATTTTCACTTGATTTAGGCCATTGCGGAGTTTTGCTTGGCTCTGACCTTTCTTCAGCGATGCAATTGTTGCCTGAAGCATCTCAAGTTCTCTCACAGCAACCTGCCCCAACGCGCCGCCAGTAGGCGAAGCCTGCCGCATCGCTTGCAATTCATTGAATCCGAGATTTGCCTTGATGGTATCCAAAGTCGCATCCAGATCGTAAGCTTTAGTTCCAGGAATCATCCCAAGAACTTCACCAGTCAGTCCGGTAGAGAAGAATCCAGTCTCTTTCAGCGCCTCGTCAACCTTCTGAATTACGAGCTTCGATTTCATCTCAGTTGTATCTGAGATAGCCTTGTTTTTGGCCGTCATGTCTTTCGGCCCACCTGGAATTGGCTCCAAATTACCATCAGCGGTGTAACGGTATCCGGCAGGCGGCTTACCAAGCCCACTAGCGCCCTGTTGTTTTGATTGAGCAAGCGCAAGCATTGCCTGTCGGTTCTCAATCATTGCATTACGGTACTGGCTCAAATCTTCGCCACGTTGTTTTGCAATGGCTGCTTGGCTTTCTATCTCTTTTTCGCGCAATCTCAAGCGTTCCATTGCCTCTGTTTTCTTCAGATCAAACGCCTCAGTCTCTTGGAACTCCTGCTTTCTCTCGCCAAGAGCTTGTTTGCGAGAAGCCATAAGCATCTCTTGCTCCTTTGCCTCCTGTTGCTTTGCCAACATAATCAACTTCATCGCCGTCTGCTGATCGCCAGCTTGTGCGAATTGTGCCGCCTTCGCTTTCAGTCCAGCCGAAGTCGTCAGGTCGCCGCCCGTCGACATTACGCTCTCACGCAACTTTGCTTGTTCGGCAGCGGGATTAACATAGCCCATGCCCTCGGCAGCAACTCCGCCCAACATGCCGCCTCCACGAAACATCTGTCCAGCCGCACGCTGAAACGGGTCTTGCGAAGCGTATTTGTCAGCCGCTACACCAAGATTCGCATTCTGCTGCTGCTGTATCTGCCACGGTTGCGGCCCGAATAGACTTTCTACGATATTGTCAGCCATTACAGCGGCCTCCCGGTGAATGGATCAAACTTGTACTGCTGATTGACAGCAGGATTCGTGTAATTCGCTACGGCATTCCCCGCCCCACTCAGCATCGCACCCCACGGACTGTACGCATTCGCCGGCTGCATCGTTTGCGCCGCACTGTTCATGCCCTGCGCCAATAGTCCTCCAGCCGCAGCATTCGACGTCTGACGGCCTAAATCCATGCCCATAGTCAAAGCCTGCTGCCCAAGTCCCTCAAGCGTCTGTGCGCCGCCCAAAGCAGTCCGGTACGGATCAAATGCCGCCGTCTGTCCTGCGAACATCCCCTTCGTCAGATCACCGCCAGTGCCGACCATGCCTGCACCAAATTTCGCGTAATCCATGCCGCCCTGTGTCGCCTGTGCTGCCAAGCCCAAATCCTGTTGGCGCTGTGCATTCATCAGGGCTTCCAGTCGCGGATTCGCCGCGCCCATCATCCCGGTTGCGCCGGTAGCCAGGCCATACGTCCCACGGTTGTATTCGCCAGATAGCATCTGGCTCATATCACGGTCGCGTCCAGTCGCCAATAGTGCCTGTTGCTCTTGCATGTACTTCTGTGCCTGTGCTGCCGGATCGGTAGCAAGGTACTGGTTTCCGAGCGACATGGCGCGTTGTCCTGCATCGCCCATTGGAGCGAAGGCGGCAGGAGCGTTCTGATACTGACTGAGCATCTGACCAGACTGAGCCATCAGTGCATCTTGTTGCGCCTTGACATCAGGAGTCAGGTTATATCCTGCACCTATTACGTTGCCGTTCGCGTCCTTGGTGAAGTCGGATTGCCCGAATCTCGTTGTAACGCCGATTGGTTTGAACTTAGCAGCATCGGCGGCGATTTTCGCTGCTTCGATTTGTGCAGCAGCGGCTTTCGATGCGGCGTCTTGCGCTGCATTTCCAGACAAGTATCCGCCAACGGCACTTAGCCCCCCGGAAAGTAGGCCGGAGGAATTCAGGGCTTTCAGGGTTTGATTTGCGGTTCCGAGTGGGTTATCTGCGGCTTGTTGGAGAAGTTGTTGATACCACGGAGTAGATGCAAGTCCAGCGCCAGCAGATAGGTTCAACGGAACCTGTGTAAGCGATTGCTCAAGCCCAGGAATGCTCGACATTTGCCCAGAGTAGTTTGTGAAATCAGGGAATAGGCTGGAGGGATCAAACATATTTCCTCCAGAGGAAGCATCCCCATAACTAGGCCATTCGCCTAGAACGTCTGTCCAATCCATAGCACCACTCCCTGCATTTGCGCCAGTTAGCATCCCGCTTGCAACATCCCCTGCCAGCGTTGCCGCTGTTGCAGAACTTACCCCTGCGGCAGTAAGTACCGATCCAATCTGAGCCGCATTACCTAGACCCGCAAGAGAACCCGCTACTTCTGCCGCTGTGAACCCTTCCGCTAACAGTGCCGCCGATTCCGCTGCAAGCATCCCTGATGCCGTGGTTGCTCCAGCCGCCGCACCAGCACCAGCGCCCCATGCACCTAGCGCAGCGCCTCCCGAATACACGGCAGCGGCGAGCATCGCTAATTGCATCAGCCCAAATCCACCAGAATCTGATCTTGCGGATTGGGCGGCGGGAGATTGCTCTTGGTTGAACTGCTGGCCTGCCGCAATATCAGCGGGGGATAGATTTGCATTCACTCCAAACTGCTGTAGCGCACCGGATTGTTGCGGGCTGAATTGATTGTCAAATAGATTGATTGCGCCCCACCTCGACCCTTGCCCGTAAGAATCCATCCCGAGCAATGGATTTGCAAGGAACGCGCTTTGCTCGGCGTTAAGTGAGCCTCCTGCGCGGGCGTAGGCAATCAGCTTGTCGACTTCTGCGCTATCCGCCGCCTTTTGAACATACGACATGGACTCCGCATGTTCAGGCGTACCAGCATTCGACCATGATCCATCAGCATTTTTAAGCTGAATTTGGCCGTTTACTAGTCGCGCCCAATCTTGATTGTCGTATGTCCACGCCATCTCAAATCTCCATCACTTCTTCTTTGCGCGGCCTTCCTCGCTTCGGTTTCAGCACTTCTTGCGCTTCGGCGGCTTGCGGGATTTTGACGGCTTCATTGGGCTTTGTTTCATGGATCACCTCCTCATAGGATTCATTGGAACGGGTTGAACGAATGTCGTCCTCGTTGGAGAACGACACTACGTTGCCACTTCTGATACACCGGAATTGACTAGCCACCCTGAACCACCGCA